TACGATAATGGGGTGTTATTGCCAGATAATCCATCAACAAAGAATACTTCTGAGGCTGTAACACAGGCAACTGATGGGTTTATCAATTTTCTATGTAGAATTTTAGATTTATCAACCAAATGATATAATGACACAACGAACTATACAAATAATAGTTAATTATATTTCCTATCTTTACACAAACATTAAATTTTATATTATGAGAAAACAAATTTTAAGTTGCAACGAGCCAAAGGAAGACGTACAGCCGCCTATTGTTATTCCACCAGATAATGATAAGTAAAAGAGTAATAACGATTGTTGCAGTAGCCTATATGATAGCTGCTGTAACATTCTTGTGTTTTGGTGATGCTTATGATGTGAAATGGTACGCTTTCTTTTTCGAAACAGAATTATTTTTTGCATTATTATCATCCCTGTTTATAAGGAATGTAATTGAAAACATAAATTATAAGCGAATTTTTGAAGTTGTGATAGTGTGGAAAATATTTTATATTTTATTTAATGTCGCGGTACTATTTAAGCCATTTAGCTCTTATAGAGACTTTACATCAAGCCCTGTAGTTTGCACTCAAATACTTTGGTGTATTATTGGGTTTTCTTTATTCCAAATATACAGAAAATGAGTGAACAAGATTTTTTAACAACAGCTAGCGATGTCTTAAAAAAAATAGACAATAAGAGTGATAGTTTAGATAAAAGAAATAAAGCCGCATGGAACACAATTGTACTGTTAGCTGTTCTTTTTTTAGGATCTATGGGCACAGGAATATATAAGATTGCTAATCTGGAAAATCAGAAAGCAAATAAAGATGATGTGGAGAAATATTACTTAAGAGTTGAGAGATATGAGGCTGGACAAATTACTAAATCAAAATTAACAGCCGCATACATGGCTAAAATGGCAGCATTAGCGGGCGGTGATACGATAAAGATAAGAATAGCAGAAAAAGAATATAATTACCACATACGAGAAATAATTAAATTCACAGGGATTAGAAGCGAAAAAAACTAATGGGATTTAATAGAATAAATACAAAAGTTGGCGCCAGTAATTTGCGGACCTAACAAAGAAATAAAGGAGCTAAACGGCTCCTTTTTATTTTCCCGAATAATCCCAATTTTCCAAAGGCGTTATTTTAAATTCTATTCTAGGATTACCAGCATCCTTAAATTTCCTTGCGATAATTTCAACGCATTTATTATCGTTTTTAAAGGCTTTTAATTTTTGCAGGCAATCTAATACCGCCTTAAAGCTTCCATCTAAATCAGGCCGCTTAGAATCGTAATAGATAGAACATTCAAACCCAAATTCTCCATCAATGTTTTTATTGCGGTATTTTCTACACTGCAACATGAATAATTTTTCATAGGCCAACATCTTAGAAGACTTCACAAGCCGCCCTGTCAATTTACCTCTTATTTTATTGATTGCTATCCTGTAGCTATTCGATTTACTCGGAATGCTCCCTTTTATTATTTCCATACTTAAAGATAATTTAAAAGTGGTAATTTGAGTGGTAATTTCAAAAAGATAATATCACTCATTTTTGCAATACACTGAGTTTCAATAAAATGAAGTGGTAATTGCTACATTTGTAAATACCACACTTGCCACTCCACACTTAAAAATCAAGGTGCGGAGTGGGTCGGAAATCCCGAACAAATGAATATTTAAAAGAAATTACATTTATTATTTGTAATTACGGATTAAGTAATTACCTTTACAGTCATGAAACAAAACAAAGTTTATCAAATCAGACTGTCCGAAACTTTACTAGGTAAGGCTCACGAGGCGGCAGAAAAGAAGAACACGAAGCTTTCTAAAGCTGTGAAAGAATTTATTAATGAGTTTGTAAAGGAGGGTTCGAAATGCTAAGTAATGATGATAAATTAAAGCTAGATAGGCTGAATAGCGAGTGGACACGTGTAATAAACAATACATGTAACACGATCGGATGTAAAGGCTGCCCGCTTAAAACTTGGGATGAAGATGATAATTATACATGCGTCAGCGGAGACTTGCAAGATGCAATAATGAGTCTAGAAATGAAAGATTTTGATAATGACGAATTAAGGGAGGCTGAATAATGGCGATATTTAGAAAGATTCACACCTCTATGTGGGGTGATAGTTTCTTTAGTGATCTTGATAAAGATAAAAAACTATTCTACATATATCTACTCACTAATGAAAAGACGAAACAGTGCGGTGTTTATGAGATAACTAAAAAGCAGATTGCTTTTGATCTTGGCTATACTATCGATAGAGTATCATTACTGCTTAAATACTTCATTAAACTAAATAAAATAAGATATAACGAGGAAACTTCAGAGCTCGCTTTAAAGAATTGGCTTAAATATAATGCAAGTACATCCCCAAAGGTTTTAGCCTGCATGAATAAAGAGTTTGCGACTGTTAAAGATACTCTATTGATACAGTATGTAAAGGGTATAGGTACTAAATCGCAAGAAGAAGAAGAACAAGAAGAAGAACAAGAAGAAGAACAAGAAGAAGAACAAGAGAAGATTGTTATTGATTTTGATTTCTTCCTTTCAGAGTTTAATAGAATTAAAAAAAAGAAACTAAGAGTAGTTGATAAGAAAGCCAAGGCAAATATCACTTCTAGAATTTCAGAAGGCTACACGGTAGATGATTTAATAATTGCTATTGAAAATTGCAAATCTGATAAATATCATATTGAAAACCCTCATTTCCTGACTCCTGAATTTATCACACGAGAAGACAAGTTTATAAAATATTTTAACTACGAAAAAGGAAGTTCCGCGGGAAATTTCAAACCAAAAGACGATATTAAAAACGCAGGAAAATTTGATCATGATGAAAAGTATTAATGAAATAATCGAACACGAAAAAGAACTTTTGGCATCATCGGCCAATGTTAGAAAATCATTTAATGTTTTTTCTGATTTAAACAGTTGTAAAAATGTTTGGTTTGCCATTGGTAATAGATTGACAAACGGAAGTTATAAAGTAGATGAGAATCTAAAAGAGCCAATCACCGAGATTTTAAAGTGGTGTATTATGGATAAAAGCTTTAAAGGCGATTTACAAAAAGGCTTATTGCTATCTGGTGAAATTGGATGCGGAAAAACTTTGACTCTAAAAATCTTTGTTGAGTTTATGAAGTATGCAAATAAAATTGTCGCTCAATATTCAGCAATTGAGATTGTAGAGATTTTCAAAAGCAAAGAGGGTAAAGATCGTTTATTTGTTTCTCCTTTATTTATTGATGACCTTGGAACTGAGCAAGTAGAAATTAATAATTATGGAACAAAAGAAGCTCCAATTTATGAGATCTTCAACCGAAGATATTTAGACCGTAGATTCCTAATGTTTATCACAACCAACCTTAAACCCTCTCAAATGGAAGAGCGCTATGGGGACAGGGTGAGAGATAGAATAAAAGAAATGTTTAACGTAATGCCAATTAAAGGCGAATCAAGAAGAAAATAAAATGAAACAGAAAATTGAAAGGGCTTTAATAGTTAAAAATGAATGGCTCGATAAAATCTTTAACGAGGGCAAGGTTTGGGAGATGAGGTCTTTTAAGACTAAAATAACAGGTCGCATAGGATTAATTGAATCTGGTACAGGCTTAATCGTTGGCGAAACAACAATTATAGGATGCTTCCCTAATCCTATACCTAAAAAAGAAAGTTTAATTAGATACCATAAAGTTGAAGATCTTAAATTGCTCGATAGGTGGAAATATGCATGGCAATTAAAAGATTCTAAACGATATGATAATCCAATTCCATATAATCACCCACAAGGGGCTGTTGTTTGGGTAAAAATATAGAAAACTGAAATGAAAAACATAAAAGTATCAGAGCTTAAGGTGGGGAATATCTTTGCCGAAAGCTTGCAATTGAAGAATAGGGAAAGTTTCAAAGTTGAAGTGATTATCCGAGAGTCAGTTTTCGCTATTGGGAATAACTCAAAGAAGCAAAAGGAATTTAAAACAGACCAAGAAAAATTAATAATTTTACTTAAAGAATCATAGGATGAGAAAATTAATCGAGCCATTAAATCTACAATCATTAGTTTGTGATAATGAAGAGTGTGATTTTAAAAGAGAATATCAAAGTTTAACACTTGAGCAGATGGGTAATTTTATAAATTGCGCATGTCCTGAGTGCGGCGAGAATCTCTTAACAGAAGATGATTATAATCAATACGTAGCTATGAGAAAAGGAATTGATTTGATAAATAAATGGTTTAGTTGGATATTAATATTTAAAAAGAAAAGACCCGTTGAGAATCACGACACAATTAAAGTTCATTGTCACGATGGAATTAAAATAAGTAAATCTAAAAATCAAAATCATGAGTAAACCGCAATTCAAACTACTAAGAATGCCAGAGCCTGAGCAAACGCCAGGTGTATTATTTTTTCACGATAAATTCCTGTGCGACACACTAGAAGATATTGTAAGAGATCGAAACGCTGACGGAGATTTAGAGGATAAAGACGAAGGTAAGGTTTACGGGGAAACTGCAATCCCTTACGGCACCTATGAGTTAGACGTCACATGGTCTCCAGCATTTGAGAGAAACATGACATTAATTTGCAATGTGCCGCATTTTGAAGGTGTTAGAATACACTGGGGACGAACAATAAGACAATCTGAAGGGTGTTTGTTGGTGGGTGAGTGTGATGGAGTTAACACACTTAAAAACATTGGCATGACTGATAGAATAACCCTGATGGTTAGAGAATTACAAGAAAGAAATGAAAAAGTATTTTTAGAAATTGCAAAACCTTAATTATGTGGAAATCAATATCAATGTTTTTAGGAGGTGCTTTAACTGCGCTATTAATCTATCTTAAGGTTAAAGATCCAGAAGAGATAAACGTATCAGGCGACTACATCGAGAAGCAAAAGAAAACCGATAATACCAAAATTAAAGCAAAGAAGGGTATTTTTGGATTCTTAAAGCGTGATCCCGAGAACAAAGCGGAGCGTAAAAGAAAGCGTGTTTTGAGAAAGTCTAAAAAATAATTACCTTTATAATATAAATAAGTCAAATTAAATCAAATAAAAATGGAATTTTTACAAACGAATTGGATAGAGTTGTTATTTGGTGTTATAGCACTTGCGGAGGTTGTAGTCCGATTAACACCAACAAAGAAGGATGATAGTATTTTAGAATGGGTGATTAAGCTAGTCTCTTTTTTAATCCCAAACCGCAAAGATGGCGGTGGTAAGCATAAATAGTTTTTTATAGTTTCATAATTAGTTTTCATAGATTATTTTTAGGGTTAATTTTTAAGCGAGGGTGGTTCCTCGCTTTTTTTGTGCACATGTTTTAAAACACATGAAAATAACTCTATTATTATTTGATACTATGGATTTTTTATCCGTAATTTGTCATGGACAATGAGAGATAAACCCACTCATTGAAAAATAAACAAAATGATAACTTCAAACGAAACAATCAAAGTAGCAGCTAACCAAAGTAAAAGAACTTTTACTATCCGCAAGTATATTGACGGTAAGTTATTCGCAAAATATAGAACTTACCCAATGTCACAAGAAGAATTTGACAGTGAAGAAATGAACAGTGAAAACGACTGGAAACAATTTTTAAAATCAGACGATTATTATCGAGTTTAAACAAAAAGGGGCTTTAATTAGCCCCACTAAACAAACCAAATGGAAAATCAAGAAATCGTAGAGCAAAGATTAAAAGAGCTATTCCCGAAAAGGAAAGATAGAGCGGAGTTTTTAGGCGTAGACGCCAATGACTCCTACTCAAAGATCGCAACATTCGGCAATAAAATAAAATGGCTTGAAACTAATCTAAAGCCAATGGGATTAATTTTAAAAATAGAAAACGATGAAGAAAGCGAATAATTCACCCAAAAAGAATACCGATGAGCAAATAATAGGCTTAACGGATATTCAAAAGGCTCAGGTAGTTCTAAATAGAGCTAAGGAGCAGCAGAGAGACAAGCAGAACGATCCAAACTACACAGCTCTAATAATTAGGGACGACAACAAAACAAGCCGCTTAAAGTGGATTAAAGCAAATAAGGAGGCAGAAGTATGAAGAAGTTTATAGATAAATGGTGGATGTGCATAGCTGCACTGTTAACATGCGGACTACTAGAGCTCTTAGCTTGGGTGTGATTCCGTAACGTTGGTTGTAAGTGCTGACCGCTTTACCAAACTAGCACTAAAGTTAAACGAATTATAAAACTATAAATAACCGAGCGATGGAAAAAGCTTTAAGAATACTAGATGATGCAATAAAAGCACTGGAAAGTGAAGTAAGAATTTGGACTAAACAAGGAGATTTGGATATAGTAGAAAAGTGTAAAAATGAGATAAAGCAATGCACTGAAGCTATTGAAAAGTTGCGTGGTGGCGAATGCTCGAACGAGAGCAGCGGTTTGCATTTACAACGTGTTATGGCAAGTGCTTTACCTAAATTTATAGAACTACTAAACAAAGGTAGCTTCTTTATTTCGGCAATAGAACTTGATATGGACATGGACGGAGAGGACTTTAAGCAGTTTATGGTGAAATTTATAGATGATGTAGAATCGCATTTGCCATAACGGTTTTTCTATGGGTACGTGCTGCCCTTCAGTTTTGCACAGAATTAAAACGAGTTAATAACCTTAAAATAACGGAGCGATGGCATTACGACCTAATTACAGCAGTTTAGACATGATTAGAATAGCGAAGTTTGCAAAAGAAAACCCAAACTTAAAGCCAATACCACTAATAAAGGCGTATAATGAAAAATACCCAGAAGTTACAACAGAGCAAAAACTTAAGAATGTAAGGAATTGGCTTAATGATAACGCAGTAATGGCGGTGGCTGAACCTATGAACGAGAGCGCAGTATTACCTATAGATGTTGTTGGCAAGACGTTTTGTTCCTGCGAACAGCCTAAGCCTAATTACCCTGAAATGGTATGGTGCGACAACTGCGGATTAGAAATAAAACAAACGTAAATGCTTGCCAACGTAGATGCGGTATGAGTAGGCCGCATGGTAGACTGCTCAATATTTAGTAATAGCCTTGATAGCGGCTTACTTATGACCGCTTGTTAGGCATCTTTTAAATTAAAGACATGGAAGTAATAGCAACATTTATAGTAGAATACGAAAAATGCAAAACCAGCAATAAACTAGCAATTTTATTTGAATGCGAAATGGGATTGTGGTACATAAAATATACAGTTAATGACGGGCTAGGATGGAGCGACACCCTAGAAAAAATTGCGGCGCACGAAGCTGAGGCTTTAATTTAATTGTGCCTAACGTTCTTAATAAAAACTGGCGGGGGCAGTAGTAACCCGAAAGTAAAAACACAGTGTTACACCCCGCTTGTTTTTATTTATTGTTGTACGCTTTTATTAGCGTAGGAATGTAGAATTTTGAAACGAGTACGAATATTAATTATTAAAAAGAAAGTGAGCGATTATGAACTACGAAGGTGATTTATACGGAAAAGTTGGAGGTATGGTATTTAAAACTGGTAAAACCTCTAAAGATTGGGATAATATGGAAACCAGATTAAAAGAATTAGAAGCTGAAAATTTAGCACTAAAGCAAGCGAACGGTGTACAAGCGATTGAAGCAACTGCAATATTACCGCTTGTTAGCAACCGTACTTGGATTGTTACAATAGAATGCGGTGAAGATACAGCAGATTGGAAGATAACCGCACCAAATGAACTAGCTGCAAAAATGACGGCATCATCAAATTATAGCGG